CAGGGCGCTGATCTTTTTTTGTCCTTTTCCGTTTCATAGCTTTTTCCTCCTTTCCGATTTTTTCCGCTTTGCTTGCGGTGCCGTCACAGTATCACGGCGAATTTTATCTTGTCAAGAGATTTTGAAAAAATATTTTTTTGGCGTCCGTTTATGCGGACGTCTTTTTTTGTTATATAAAGTCGTTGAAGAATTAATCAACTTGATTTTATATTTCTTTATATATACTAGCGCCATACAGAGAAGCAAGCATATAAAAAAACGCACGCGTGCCACGCGCAGAGCGCCCCACTTGCGCGTTTGAGTACAGAACGAAAAACTTGCAAGGTACTTCCTGGGGGGGTGGGGGTATAGCGGGGCGGAAGAGGCGCGGCGTTTTTGGCTATAAAGCACCTTTTTTGGGGTGACTTCCTTCCGCAAATCGGGGCGGGAAGCTAAAAAAAGCTACCTTGTAAGGCAAGCAAAACGGAGAGGGAGAAAAAGCGGAAATGAGAGGGGGGACATTTGAGGCATGGAAGTGAACCAGAAAGAACTTGCAGCGTGCCTCGGGATCACCTCCAGAAGAGTGAGACAGTTGCGCGAAGAAGGGCTTTTCCAATTCGCACCAGGAAGCAAAAGATATTCTTTGGAAAAATGCGTTCAAGAATATATAGAATTTAAGATAGACGAAGAAACTGGAAGAAAAGGAAACCTCGATAAAGAAAGAGTAAGTGCAGAGCATGAGGAAATAAAAAAACAGATATCTGAAATCAAGTTAAAGCGATTAAAAAGAGAGATGCATCGCGCCGATGATGTTGAATTGTTTTTGACGGACATGCTACTACACTTCAAACAAAAATTGACATTGTTGCCGCCAAAATTGGCGATTGGAATAATTGGAGAGACGGACGTAAATCTGGTTGTGAAAAAAATAGAAGCGGGGGTAAAAGACGCGCTTTCCGAGCTGGCAGAGTACAATCCGGACGAAATAGAGCGAACAGAAGAAACAACAGAGGGTGAGGAAGGCGAAGAATGAGCGACAGGGAGCGGCAGAGAAGGAAAACTGCGAAGCTGTTTCGGCGCGTGATTCGGAGCACATTAAGCCCGAAGGAAACGCTTACGGTATCTGAATGGGCGGAGCGATACCGGGTGTTGGACGGCACATCAAATATACAGGGCAAATGGTCCAATGATGTGACGCCGTATTTGCGCGGGATTATGGATAGCTTTGTGGATCCGGCAGTCAGAAGAATCTACTTTTGCAAGGCGTCACAGATTGGCGGCACGGAGGCCATGCTGAACATGCTCGGGTACATTGTGACGGAAAGTCCGGCACCGACGATGATTGTCTATCCGACAGATGATTTGGGGAAAGAAGTGTCAAACCTGAGAATTAAGCCCGCATTCCGGCTGATTCCGGAGGTCAAGAAGGTTTTCAAAGAGCAGGAGTCGAAGGAACTGGAGTTGAGGTTTACGACGATGACGCTATTCCTGAACGGCGCGGGAAGCCCGTCAAAGCTGGCGTCGAAGCCGATTAAGTATCTCTTTTTTGATGAGATTGACAAGATGGGCGGAGCGTCAAAGAAAGAGGCGAGTCCGTTTAACCTGGCGCTGGAGAGAACAAAGACATATAGGCCGCAAGAGAAAGTGTATGCGTGTTCTACGCCGACATTGCGCGACAACTACATTTGGAATCTGCATGATGGAGCAGATGAGGTGAGGCACTATTTTGTGCCGTGCCCGAATTGTGGAGAAATGATTGAACTGCGGTTTGCGCAAATTCGCTTTGAAAAAGACGATGAGAAGCAGATGAGCATAGCAGAGCGAGCCAAGACGGCCACATATTTTTGCGAGAAGTGCGGGATGGAAATCAAGAATGAGAGCAAGCCGGAAATGCTACGGCGCGGAGAATGGCAAGCGGTCAGGAAAAGAGGAATTGGGGCACCGCGGTCGGTAGGGTTCTGGATTAATTCGCTTTATAGCGTGTTTCTCAAATGGGAGGATGTGGCAGAAGAGTTCCTGAAATCGTATGAGGATCCGGAGCAACTGCAGAACTTTACGAATTCATGGTTGGGTGAGCCGTGGGAAGACACGAAGCTGAAAACAACGGCGGACACGGTACAGGACAGGGAAACAGAGGAAGAAGAATTTGTCGTACCGTCCTGGGCTGTTTTCTTGACGGGTGGAGTCGATGTTCAGGAAACAAGTCTGTATTACACGATTCGAGCGTGGGGAGAATACACGACCTCGCAGAACATAACGCACGGGCAGGCCTTGGGATTCGAGGAAATAGCCGATGCTATGAATCGGGAGTACAAGACAGCAGACGGAAGAAAGATGGTTGTGAAGCTCTGCCTTGTAGACTCCGGATATCAAGCGGACAGCACATATGATTTTTGCGTGAGCAATTCAGACTGGGCGCTGCCGGTAAAAGGTTCGTCCAATCCGATGAGGGACAGATACAAAATCAGCAAAGTAGACCGGCAAGGCTCGCGTGCATACGGAATGCAACTTGTCCTGGTAGACGGCAGTCAGTTCAAGGATTCTATTTCAGCGCGGATGCGGCGCGAAAACGGAAAAGGTTCATGGATGGTATATCGGGGATGCGATGAGGAATACAGACAACAGGTGACGGCAGAACACAAAGTCGTTGAACGTTCCGGCGGAAAAGAGAAAACTGTATGGAGATTGAAACATTCACATGCGGATAATCACTATCTGGACTGCGAAGTTTATGCGATGGCGGCGGCTGAAATGTGTGGAGTGAGAAGTTTGCATCTCGCGACAGTACAAGAAAATGAGCAGGAAGAAACGCCGAAACAACAGCGAAAAGAAGAAGGCTGGATTCAGAATGTGGACGGCTGGATGGAGGGATACACATGAGCGACGAAGCAATTAACGTATACGGGACACCGGAAGAACAGCTGAACACAATCAACGAAGCGATTTACACGATTCTTAAGGGCGGTCAGAGTTACAAAATCGGAACGCGCGAGCTGGTACGAGCGAATTTGAATCAGCTGTTAAAGATGCAAAAGCAGCTACAGGCAACAGTACAGGGCGGAGAACCGTCAAACTTGCTTGCGGATACGTTCGTCGCAGTATTCCAGGGACGGTGAGAAATGGACATTTTAGGGAAAGTGATCGGAGTTTTTTCGCCGGAAAGAGCGTATAAGCGGGCGGCATATAAGCAAGCCTTGCATGAACTTGAACGTGCGATGAGCTATGACGGCGCGAGTTTCAGCAATGTGCATTCAAACACGAATTGGTATGCAGAGAACTTACCGGCAGCTTGGGCAGATGCAGGCGAGAGAGATGTATTGCGAGCGAGAGCACGGGACCTTGAGCGGAACTCGGATGTGATGAATGCCATTGTGGGGGCGTTCAAGAGAAATGTGTATGGAGCCGGATTCCGGCTGAGATCAACGGTCGAGTCTGAGGAGTTGCGAGAGGAAATAGAACGCGCCTGGGAAATTTGGTGTAAGAAAGAGAATTGCGATGTGACCGGAACGCAGAGCTTTGATTCCTTGATGCGCATGGCAATCCGGAGAAAAAAGGTCGATGGCGGAATTCTGATTCTGAAAACGCACACGGCGGGTGGATTCCTGCCGTTCAAACTGCAGGCACTGGAAGTCGATGCGCTGGATGAAACGGCAGTGGCGCATGGTAACAACAAGGTGATTGGCGGAATTGAATACGATATCTACAACAAGGCAGTTGGGTATCACATCAAGCAGTTTGCGCCGGACGGATTCACGGAGACGGAGACAAAGTTCTATCAAGCCAAGGATGTGATTTTCTATTTCACGAAGAACAGGCCGACACAGCTAAGAGAGGTGTCAGACCTTGCAGCGACAATCACGCGCGTAAGAGATATCAATGAGTTCATGAGATCGCTGGCGGTGAAAGAGAGATTGCTTGCCTGCCTGAGCGTTTTCATTAAGCGGGATTCGCCGCCGACGACAGGGCGGGGATATGGCAGCGTTGACGACGGTTATATGGGCAAGATGATTTCGCCCGGAACGATTAACTACTTGTCGCCCGGAGATGATATCAGCGTAGTTCAGCCGAACATGCAAGCTACGGATGCCACGGCGCACATCAAGCAGCAGATTAGAATGCTCGGGAGCGGGCAGGGTCTAAGCTATGAACTCGCGTCGCGCGATATGTCTGAGACGAACTATTCTTCGGCACGGCAGGGCGCAATCGAGGATGATCTGACATTTGAGGAAGAGCGGCAGCAGCTAAAGGACGTGATGGATGAAATTTTTGAAGAATTCATCAAGGCACTGTATTTGTCCGGAAAGCTGAGCGACGGGAGACCGGCAGACGGAAGTTTCTGGGAGAAAAACCGGTACGAATATTCGCGACACACCTGGATTAAAGCGCCAAAGAAGTGGATTGATCCGGCGAAAGAGGCGGCGGCCAACAAAGACGCGCTACTGACAGGGCAAAAGACCTTTGCGGATATGGCGGCGGAAAACGGAAAAGACTGGAAAGAGCAGCTGGAGGAAATGGCCAAAATCCAAAACTACGCCGCAGAACTGGACGTGGATTTGGTGGGGCAGTTGCTGGGGGCAAGAAAAGAGGAAGAAGCGGGGGATGAGAAAGACGAAGAATAAAACAACGCGGGCAAGGGAACAGTGCAATATGCAAGGGGAAATGTGGACGCGGGAGACAGCGCCGGAACGAGAGCTTCGGAGAGAGTTCGGAAACGCACAGATTACGGCGGTGGGAAGCGGCAACGAGGACGGAGAGAGTCGGGAGGTTGAGCTTTCCTTTTCGTCGGAAGAGCCATACGAGCGCTGGTTTGGAACGGAGATTTTAGACCATAGCGAAGGTTGCGTGAATCTAAAGAGACTGCGAGAAATCGGGTGCGTGCTTTTCAATCACGATAGGGACTATGTTCTCGGGAAGGTGATTGAAGCGTGGGTTGAGAACAGACGCGGCAAAGCGAAAATCAGATTCGATGAAGACGCGGAAGCGGAAAAGATTTTCAGGAAGGTAATGTCCGGAACGCTAAAAGGCGTATCGGTAGGATATACGATTGACAACTGGGAAAAGGTGGAACAGGGAAAGAAGTCAATCGATGGTAGGTTTGAGGGAGAGTGCTATATTGCAACGCGCTGGATGCCAACAGAGATTTCCATTGTGTCGGTTCCGGCAGACGAAAGCGTTGGTGTAGGAAGAAGTGCAGAAAACATGATGACAAAGGGAGGAGACAAAGTGGCAAAGAAAACGGGAGAGACAGAAGACCAGATGAGAAGTAATGCGGCAGGGGGAGAAATCCCTGACAACGCAACGCGCGGCGGCGCGGGCGAGGAGAGCGCGCAGGCACCTGCAAGCGCAGAGGAAAGAAGCGCAAGCGAGGAGAGAGACGAAGCGGTGAGAACTGCGGTGCAGAGAGAGCGGCAGAGGGTTGAAGAGATCAACGGCATGGAGCGAGAGTTTGACGTTGACTTGAGCGGCATGATCAGGGACGGAAGTTCCCTGGAAACAGTAAGGGAGTATGTATTGAACGAGTTGAGAAAGCATGCGGCACCGGCAGCGCAGGGAGCACGGACCGGCGAGAGCGGACAGGACAGATATGTAAAAGACATGACGGACGCGATGCTGTTAAAGAGCGGCGTTCCGGTAGATGAGGCGAGCGACGCCGCGAGAAGACGCGCCGGAATGAGTCTCAGAGCAATCGGTGAGGAATGCCTGGAGAAGTTCGAGGGAGCGTCTGGGACAAGAGAGATGAGCGGCGATGCGCTTTTCCAGACACTGACCAGACAGTTTTTCAACCCGACGAGTGCATTTCCGGCAATCCTCGACGCGACAATCAGAAAGACGATTGTGCAGCAGTACGAGGCTGTCGATACGACGTTTCAGAAGTGGACGACGAAGGGAACGCTACAGGATTTCAAGGAGAACCGAGACCACGAGTATGCCATGGGCGGGCTGTCGGCATTTGAAAGAGTTCCGGAGAACGGTGAGCTGAAAGAAGATAAGCCGAAGACGACCCTTCTGCCGACGAGAAAGCTGGACACCTATGCGAAGAGCTTCAGCATGACGCGAGAGGCGTTTATCAATGATGATATCGGCTTTCTGACCAGAGTTCCGGCACTGTATGCGCAGCGGTACAAGACAACGATCGATGAGATGGTGTACAGCAAGATTTTCGAAAACGGTGTGACGTTTGACGGCGTGCAGCTTTTCCACACGAATCACAATAACATCGCGAGCGGTGCGGGTGAGAAGCCCACGCAGGCTGTTATCCAGAAGATGATTACGATGATGCAGCTGCAGACGGACAGCTTCGGGAAGGCGGTGTATGTGCGCCCGAAGTACATCGTGGTACCGGTCGGCTGGGGCTTTGATTTACAGGTGATTTTCCATTCGGCACAGGTTGTCGGAAGCGATTTCAACGATGTGAACCCGTTACGCGGGTACCCGATTGAAATCGTTGAGACGCCGGTGTTGAACATCTTGGCGGGAAGCAACAAGGCACCGTGGTTCATGGTTGCGGATCCGAGCAGCGCAAAGAGCATTCAGGTTGATTACCTGAATGGGAAGGAGCAGCCGATCGTGGAGCGAGACCAGGTTGCGACTAAGCTTGGATTCTACTGGAAGATTTACGGCGATTTCGGCGTGAATGTGAGAGATTTCAGGGGAATTGCAAGAAATAACGGCGAAGTGATTCAGTGATGAGCGGGAGCGGGATGCAAAAGATATAGCGTCCCGCTATCGCATTACAACCTGCAAGGCCTGAGAAAAGAAAAGGAGAAAATAAAAATGACAGCAATGTATGAAATGCGCGGTGAGGCGCTTGATTACAAGAACGAAACGAGTGCCGATATCAAGGCCGGAGACATTGTGACGCTTGGAAGCAAGCGGATTGCCGTTGCCGGTTCGGACATTGATAAAAACGAGATTGGAGCGGTACATGTAACGGGTGTTTTTGCAATGCCGAAGAAGACGGCATCGGATGTGATTGCCATGGGTGTGCCGCTGTTTTGGGACGCAACGGGAATTGCGCTGACCGGAACGGTCGAGGCTGGCTATGCGGCAGCAGCGAGCAAGGCGGGCGAGCTGACCGTGAAAGTGAAGTTGGTAGGATGATTGCGCTGATGACGCTGTTCAGCGGCAATCACATGTATAGCCGGGGTGAAGTTATTCCGGATGATTTGCCGCTGATAGAGGCGATGAAAGAGTGCGGAAGCATTTGCACCGAAGAAGAGTGGGCAGAGATGCAGATACAGGGAAGCGAAAGTGGCAAAGCGACGGCGGAGGCGCTTCCTGCCGGAATCGAGGCGTCGAGTAGCACGCAAGGAAACGCAGGCGAACTACTTGTGGGAGTTCCGAAGAAGGGAAGAAAGCAAGAGAAAAAATGAGCCCGGAAGACAGAAGGCCGAACTTTAAGAGACTGGCGTTCCAGGATATCAAAAATGTTTTCTTGAATGATGATGAGTTTGGCGAGTACCACACGCTGAACGGGAAAAGGATGCTGTGCACGGTTGACGCAAACGAGGTTGAAGCACGCGGCAAGAAGCAATTTGAGCACAGCAGAATCGATGGAATTTTCGAAGACAACATGATTCTGTATGTGGCACGCAAGGACTTTGGGCAGCAACCGGCACACGGAAGGCAGCTGGATTTCGACGGCGAGAAATTCATTGTGACGGACAGCAGAGATGAGGGCGGAATGTATTCAATCACGATTCAGAGGTTCAGATCGTAATGAGCAGAATCAGCAGTGCACAGATTTATGTGAATCCGGAAGACCTGAGAAAGATTGTGGGAGCGCTGGGGAAGATTGAAAGAATCAGTGAAGAAGCGGTGCTGTCAAAAGCCGTAAACGCTACGCTGAGGAAGGCGCAAAGAGTGCTGTCACAAAAGGCAAAGATTTCCTACGCGGGCGAAGCGTCGAAAGGGATTCGGGACCGGTCGAAGATTGAAAAGGCAGTGGCGCGGGGGCTTGAGCCGGAGGGAACGTTACGTTTCCGGTCGGAACAGCACGCCATTACAAAGTTCAAATTTTCGCCGAGAAGCACGCCGACGAAGTTTTTGGAAGATACCGTAAAGCATTTCAGACGTCTGAACTTCAAAAGCCAAAAGAGACCGGACGGAAGAACGATTGGCGTGAAGGTAGGAAAGCAGAAGCGGTACTATGTGCACGCCGGACAGATTCGAGGAAACAAGGGAAAGCTGTTTCATGATGTCTTCGTTGTGCAGTTCAAGAGCGGACACATTGCGCTGGCTGAGAGAGCGGGAAAAGCAAGATTCCCGATTAACCAGATTTTGGGTTCGTCCGACATGATGATGACCAAAAGCAAAAGAGTCTTTGGAGCGGAAGAGGAAAATATTGCGAAGTTTTACACGGAACAGTGCGCAAAAAGCCTGGCACAGGCGCTGAAAAGACTGGGGAAAGCCTGATGAGCGGACAGAGAAATAAGAGAAAGTAAGGGCGGGAATCGGTGAAATGAGAGAAGCGACGGGAGCGGGAAACACGATTTTTCATTGTCAGCAGGCGTTGGCAAAAGAGATCGAGAAATTGACGACAGGGATGCTCTTTGAGGATGCGGCAAGCGGGAAGGCCGGAAGAGAAATCTTGTCGCCGATGCGAATTTATCTGCAGAATCTGCCGATTGCCGCATTTGACGTGGGAGCCTTAGAAGATGAGGCGGCAAGTGAATCGATTGAATACCAGAGCTTACAGACGGAAGACGCTTTGTGTGCGGCGCCGTGGTGCAACATCAAGATTGACAATATCAAGACTGAGGGGCCAAACGCAGAGCAGCTGGTGAAGGTCGCAATTATTTTTGGAGTATACGACAGCGGAACCGGATGCAAAGGGCATGAAGGATTGCTGAATTTATTCCAGAGAGTCACAGAACGATTCATGAAGGAACCTTTGCTTGCACATGCGTTTCGGAATGACAATGAGTTTCGCTCTGAGGTAGCAGAGGAGAACACACACCCGTATTATTTCGGCGTTACGACAACGGGATTTTTTATCAAAGCACCGGAGAGAGAACTGGAAGGAGAGTGGGATTAAATGAGAGAAGAGGAGGACAAGGCAACGGCGGCAAGGGCTGGGAAAGATGCTGTGAATGCAGCAAATGACAATCCGAAAGACCAGAAGGCAGACGGAGAGGGCGTAGCGGCAAGCACTGCCGAAACGGCGGGAGAGCCGGCAGAAAACGAAAAGAGCGCTGAGGGCAAGGCGGGAGAGACCGCAAGCGCACAGGAGGCACTGATTTATATGGGGCCTTCAAAAGGCGGGATTGCACAGAACACGGTTTTCGCTGACGGCAAGCTGGATGACAGAGCGTTGAAGGTGC